GTTCGGGCTGCGGGAACTATGTGCCCGCCACGCCGGGCGCGGCTTACGCGACTGTTTCGGTGAGTCGCACGATGAACGGTTCGTTGTAGCCCGATGGGGTCTTCATCCGGCCCGGCAGCGACACCGCAGCGAAGTCGTCCTGCAGGAAGTCGAACGCCGAGTCGGCCGCGATGACGGCCTCGTAGACGATGACCGTGTAGGGCAGGCCGTCGACGAAGTTCTTGCCTTCGAGGCGCATCTGGACACGCAGCTGCGGGTCGGTCATGCCCTTGATCTCGTTGCCGGTGGCGGCAGCGTAGGTCGAGGTGAACTTCAGGTCGGAGAGCGCGACGATCGAACCGGTCGAGAGCGGCTTGACCCAGCCCATGGCCTTGTCAACGATGTAGTCGAGACCTTCGACGTAGGTGATGGTTGCACCCGCGTTGGTCAGCGTCGGATTGCCCGTGAGGTTGTACTTGGTCAGCGGAATCCAGCCGTCCAGCACGACGTCGAGCAGGTCCACCGCAGTGAGCGTGCCGCCCACCTGGCTGACGGCTGCCACGGTGCCGAGCATCGCGATCGCGAGCGACTCCTTGTTGACTTCGGCCAGGTCGACCGTGAGGTCAGCTGGCTGGGGGATTGCCACCGATTCGATGACCTGGCCGTACGTGTCGCGACCCTTGGAGATCATCTCCTTGAGGTCCACGTTGGGCTTGATCTCGAACTTCGTGCATTCGTATTTGCCTTGCCAGGGACCGTAGACCCCGGCGACGAGACGCCGGAGGTAGAGGTCACCCGAGCCAAGAAAGCCGCGTGCTGCCATGAAAATTCTCCTACTGATGCCGCAGTTCACGGCAGGGTTAGACGAGCGGAGTATCCGCGCTTATTGCGGCCGCGGGACTGCGGCCCAATTTCAGGGGTTGGACAGGTCTTCGACGTACGAAACGCTGATCTCGACCAGTGCCATCACGATGTTTGAGCCGTCCGCGCGAGGCCCGATGTCCTTGCCCAAATACTTCACGAGGTAGACCTGGTCGTCGAAGGTGGCGTTGCGATTGGCGAAGATCGCCTTCTTCACGTCGCGGATCGCCGCGTGGCAGGCCACCGTGGGATTGTCGGGGTCGCACTGCAGGTAGCAGACCATGCCGAAGCGCACGGTCACCTTCGCGTTGGGAATCTTGCCGGGCCGGTCGTCGACCGTGTCCACGCCTTCGATGATCGACACGCACCCGCCCTCGGGCACGTCCTCGTCGGCCACCAGAATCTTGCCCTCGAACATGGTGTTGCCAATGTCTGTGGAGAAGCCGTCGACCAGCTTGATGCGCGAGATGCGCTCCTTGACCAGCGCGGCCACTCCGCTCGCGGTGTTGATGACTTCGCTCATTCCAGTGCTTTCTCCAGAGCCTCTGCGGCCACGATGCCGAGGCGTTCGAGCTTGTCGCCGACCGAGTCCTCGATGTTGCCCGCGGCCACGCGAAACAGTTGATAGACCGCAGGGCCGTAGCGATGCTGGACCACTCCGTACTTGCTTCGGGTGAAGACGCCAATGCCGTTGCCGCCTGCTTCGGCTCCCGCGCGCAGAGGCATCGTGAAGGCGTTCTTGATGAGCTTGGGTGCTCCGCGGCTGACTTCGACCATGACCCCGGCACGCTTGCGGCCTGGTGCAATGCCCCGCGCCGGGTCGCCCTTGGCGCGTGGTGCCGGCGCGGTGGCCTGGCCGGTGAAGTAGCGTCCGAGCGGCGACTGATCGGAGCGACCGCCACGCGCGATGATCTCGGCGCGCAGACCGCGCTCCGGCGTCGCGTGGATCACGTCCATCTTGCTGCGCATGTACGCGTCGGCCACGTTGATGCCGGCGTTCATCCGGCCGCGTGCCTCGTCGAAGGTCTCGTCGACGATCTTGTTGAGCTCGCCCACCATCGACTTGTCGAACATCGCGTCATCGACGTGCGCCAAGCGCTCTGCGGCGCGCGCCAGCTGACGCACGTCGACGGTGAAAGATGAGCGACGGGCGGCCATGGTCAGACCGCCACGATGACGTAGCGCTTGTTCACACCGTTGTCCTGGTACAGCTTGTCGATCTTGTACTGGCCGTCAGGGTGGTTGAGCGTGTCCCCTTTGCGCGGCAGTGCGGCGTTGGGGATGGTGGCGATGTCGCGCTGGTGGATGAGCCCGCTCTGCTCGTCCTGGACCTGCACGCCATGCTCGATGTTGATCTTGTAGGCAGTCGCCTCGCCACGTAAAAAAGCATCCTTGCCGAGAACAGCAAGGATGCTCTGCGAGGCGCGCTCGAACGCGCCGATGGGCATGACCTTAGCTCGCGGCGGCCGAGATGCGGATGACCGCTTCAGGCAGCGAGTTGAAGTGCAGCGGGTTGGACTGCGCTTCGCCTTCGATGCCCTTGCCGAACTTCATCAGTTCCTGCTTGGCGTAGAAGGGCAGGCCCTCGGTGTTCACGGTCTCGACGTAGTCGCCAGGGGCGTACGCCGACTGGAACATGCCCGGCACGCCTTCGGGGTAGGCGTAGGCGAAGCCGTCTTCGATGAAGTCGCCTGCCGACGTACCGCCCGAGTAAATCTCGAACACCACGTCGATGAACTCCCAGTCGCCCTTGGACTGGTCGGTGCGCGCGAAGGCGCCGTCTTGCCACCGGTCCCATGCGGCCTTCGTGCTGTCGTGCTCGACCAGGTCCGTGAAGAAGCTCTGCGAGCAGATCACGCGGATGCGGCTGTACGAACGGCCGCCCAGCTGCGTCTTGATCGCTTGCTTGAGCTCCATGATCTTGGACTTCACGCTGACACCGCTGTTGGCGGTCGCGATGTTCCAGTACTTCGTGACCTGCGTCATGCCGAACGCCTGGTAGACGTCGAGCAGTTCGGTCGAGCCGTCAGCGTCGAGCACCACACCCTTGAGTGCGCCCACGCGCTGGTACTCATGGGTCAGGTCCATCGAGCCGCGCACGACGGCAAGCTTGCGGGCCACCAGCTTGCTCACTGCGTCGACTTCGGTCTCGCTACCGAAGGCACGGATGCCCTGCACCTCGTCGGCCAGCACCGACCAGGAGGCCGGCAGATGGATGGCCTGCAGCGGGATCAGCTTGCGCGGGCCAAGGGCCACGGGCTCGCGAACACCGCCACGCGGCGCCGCGGGGATGAGCTTCAGGCTCGAACCCTGGCGCTCGATCATCATCACCGTGGTGTTGATGCCGTACTCGCGGAAGATGCCCTTGTCGCCCAGCAGAGTGGGAACTTCGGGGATGTCCGTGATGGTCTGCGACAGGGTCGAGACGCTGAATGCGTCGTCGTTGAAAATGTCGAGAGTTGCCATTTTGCTTTGTGCTCCGATCTGAGGTCAGCGGTTGTCGTTCGCTCAGGAGAGCGCGGGGGTGGAAACGGTCGGCAGGCCAGCCGTGCCACGCACGACCATACCCTTGCTCTTGAGGCCAGCTTCGCCCGCGGCGTCGAGGCCGGTGAGCTCGCCGCGATTCAGTTCGCAGTCGCGCACGAAACCCACAACCTTTTCTTCAGCCAGAGCGGTCTGGGCGAAGCAGTGGTTGTAGAGCACGGCGTCGGCTGGGCCAGCTGCCGCCGAGGCGGTGTAGCGGCTGTACTTGCCGGTGCCTGCGGCCACGGTAATGGTGAACTCGTCGCCGGCAATGGCAGGGGTGCCGCCAGCGGTCAGCGTGAAGCTCAGACCAGCCTTGTTGAAGGCAACGCCCGTGGTGCCGGTGCCGATCTTCACGCCGTTCGGGTCTTCGACGTCGAACTTGGTGGCGGCCGTGAAGGTCAGCTTGTACGCGCCGGGGACGCCAGCGGCGCCCACGTTGATGGTGCCGAAGGTCGGGTTGCCCGTGTTGCCTGCGGTGGCCGCGGCCGTGCCGGTCGAGGCAGCGTCGCCCGACTGGGTCAGCAGGGTGCCCGATTGGAAAACAGCGCCGTCGTGCACCAGCACGATGTTCTCGCGCGAGCGCTGGCCGGCTGCTTCCGACAGGATGACCGCCTTGATGCGCGGCGAAGAGATGAGAGAGGCCATTTTTCAGTTTCCTTCAGCGGGTGGTAGGTGCCTTGCCGGCTTGCTTCGCCGCAGCACGCGCGGCATACACGTCGGACGGTGCCTTGGCACCAACCATCGTGGATTTGGGGGCGGGCTTGATGTTGCTGGTGTGCACATCTTCGGCAGCCATCGCCGTCATGATCTCGGTGCGCGCTTCCGCGACCGTCTTGCCGCCACGCACCAGGGCGCTGATCTCGGCGGCCGGTCGCTTGGCGAAGGTGGCGAGTGCCACGATCTCCTTGGCGGTACCCACACGTTCCGTGCCATCCTTCAGCGAGGTCGCGGCCACGGCCAGGAAGTCGGCATGGTCTGTGAGACCTGCCTTCACGGCCAGCGCGTGCACCGCGGCTGCGTCAGGGCTGGCGGCGCGGCGCGCTTCAGCAGCGAGACGTTCCTGCTCCGCGAGGGCGTCGGCTTCCGCCTGAATTTCCTCGGGGGTCTTGGCCGCGGGTGCCGGCTTGATGCAGTTGTAGACCGCCTTGATGTGCTCGGGCAGATCAGCCTTCGCCATGTCGAAGGAGGCATGCGCCTGCACGGCGTCGGTGACCTCGGTGATGAAGCCCGAGGCCAGCGCCTCGTCGGCAGTCATCCAGGTGTCCACGGCCAGCATGGCAGAGATCGCGTTCTCGGGCTGGCCGGTGCGCTCCACGTAGGTGGCCTTCATGCTGTTGCCGATCTTGTCGAGCACGTCAGCCGTCTCGCGCATCTCGTCGGCGTTGCCCATGGTCACGCCCCAAGGGTTGTGGACCATGACGAAGGTGTTCTTCGGAGCGGTGCGCTTGTCGCCGGCCATCAGGATCAGCGAGGCAGCCGAGGCGGCCACGCCAACCACTTCCGACTCGATCTCCTTGCCGGCAGCGGCAGCGCCGCGCAGCATGTTGTAGATCGCCAGGCCAGCGAACACATCACCGCCCGGCGAGCCGATCGAGACCTTGATCTTGGGCGTCTTGACGGCGTTCAACGAGGCGCGAAAGTCCGCAGCCTGGACGCCCCAGAACCCGATCTCGTCGTCGATGGCGAGGATCGTGGTCGAGTCGTCGTTGGCTTTCGCCTTGAATGTGAAGCAGGGGCGCATGTCGGTCCTTGGAGGGAATGGGCCGGATTGTGGCCCGCGGACAGCGCAATTGGGCTGCGGCCCAATTTCAGGGGGTCAGGCGTCGAGTTCGTTGAATCCGGTGTGCCCGGTGGCGCCCGCTGCGAGTTTCTGCAGGCGCAGCTTGATCTCGTCGAACTGAATCTGCAGCTGCTGCATCGCCTCGGTCAGCCGCTTGATCTCTCGTTGCTGGTAGTCGTTCTCGGCCTTGAGGCGCGCGTTCTCGACGGCCACCTCGTTGTGCTTGGTCCACGCCGTGCGTTCGCTCTCACGCGCAGCGTCGCGCTCCTTCAGGACGCCCTCGCGGTCCGCGATCATGTTGCGGAAGAGCTCACTTTCGGTCCGGTCCTTGACCATCTCGTTGCCGTCGCGGCTGGCCTTGCGACGGAAGTGCAGGATGGCGCTCACCACAGCCAGCAACACAGCGGTCACCACTCCCGCAGATTCAGTGGCGGGCGAAACGCCGGGGATGAAGCTAG